AGGAACTAAAGCAGGCGCTCCTAAGTTTAATATTATGGGTGCTCAAAAATATGGTAAACTTCAAGTTTTACTTCCAGAACATTCACAAATCATTTTATCACCCGGCCCTTTAATTTTTAAATTAAGGAAATTATTAGATAAATATAAAGAGACAGATTATTTACTACTTACAGGGGATCCTGCAATCATTGGTGTTGCGTGTTCTATTGTAGCTGAAAAAACAAATGGTAGATTTAATTTGTTGAAATGGGATAGACAAGAAAAAATGTATTACCCTATAGAAATTAATTTATACGAAAAAGGAAATCTTGAGGATTAACCTTGACATAGGATATTATGATACTATATTAACTACAACACTAACAACCACGAAAGGTAAAAAGACATGAGTATAAAACAAACGATAAAGATGCCGAAGTCTTCTATCAATCTTGAAGAAGACAAAATAGATTCATTGGCAAATGCAAATACCAATGACATTAAAGAACTATCTGATCAGGTTATTAAATTAAGAGACCTTGAAGATAAGTTTGCTTCCAAAGAGGAAGAATTAAAAAAATTAAAAGATGATATGGATGTTTTATCGGGGGAAGTTATTCCTACGATGATGACAGAAATGAACATATCAAAATTCAGTTTATCAGATGGTGCTGGCGTAGAAGTCAAACCCGTCTACGGTGCTTCAATTCCTAAAGCAAAACAGGAAGAAGCATTCAACTGGCTTCGTAACAACGGCTTGGGTGATCTTATCAAAAATGAGATTACTGTTTCCTTTGGTCGTAACGAGGATAACAAGGCGGCAGAATATGCTGCCCTTGCACAAGGTCATGGACATCAACCCACCCAAAAGTTAAAGGTTGAACCTATGACACTTAAAGCATTGGTTCGTGAGCGTATCGAAAAGGGTGATGATATGCCCACGGATCTATTTAACGTGTTCGCAGGAAACCGAACCAAAATAACAAGGAAATAATAAAAATGAACAAAGAACCAACAATAAAAAAAGAGAATGCAGTGTCTACAAACATAGTGTTTGAGGCAGATGCAAATGTACAAACTGGAGTGGTAGGTCAAGAAGATCTTGCTTTACCGTTTCTTAAAATACTTGGACAACTATCTCCAGAAGTAAACAAGAGAGATGGCAAGTATGTTGAAGGAGCAGAACCTGGAATGATTTACAATTCAGTAACAGGGGAAACCTTTAGCGGTGAGAGTGGAGTCCCAGTGATTCCATGTTACTATAAACTCGAGTATGTTGAGTGGAAAGATAGAGGAAAAGATGGATCTGGTGCGCCAGTAAAAATCTATCCTTCGTCTAGTGACATTATGACTAAGACTACAAGAGGTGGAGACTTTAAAGATAGATTGCCTAACGGTAATTATATTGAGAAGACTGCGCAACACTTTGTAGTAGTAGGCAGTAGTTCTCCAACAACTGCATTAATTGCCATGAAATCTACACAATTAAAGATTAGTAGAAAATGGAATAGTATGATGCAGAGTATTAAAATGCAGGGAAAAAATGGATTATTTACTCCTGCAACTTTTAGCCATCTTTATCAGCTAAAAACTGTACAACAGTCTAACGACAAAGGTACATGGTTTGGTTGGGAAGTGAGTAAAATTGGTCCTATCGAAGACGCAGGTATGTATCAACAAGCCAGAAGTTTTTCTGAAAGTATCTCAAAAGGAGATGTTGAAGTTAAACATGGTGAGGACGATACAGCTAAAGCTTCTGATGGAGCGGCTCACTACTAATAAAATTCCCTATCCGGTGGGAATAACTCGGGGCGTGAAGGGAGACTGGATCGCCCCATAATAAAGATGGAAATGGAAAACAGATATATAGAAATATTTACAGGTCTAAAAAGAGACTATGGTTACGCAGACATAACTTCTGCATTCAAAGATCCTTCAACAGGAAAACTAAAATTAAAATACGGCTGGGCAGCTAAAGAATTATTGAACTCAGATTACATGGCCCATCTCGAGGGTAAGAAATCTATAGGAGTTCAACCTTGTAATGATGATGGACTAGCAAACTTCGGTGCAATCGATATAGACTCAGATGAGTATGACAACTTTGATTTAAGAAAGTATTTAGAAATTATTGATAAGAAAAATATTCCGGTAGTTCCAGTTAAATCTAAAAGTGGGGGTCTACATATATATGTATTCTTTAAAGAACCTGTTAAAGCTAGCTATGTTAGAAATTTTTTAGATAAACTATTGTTTACATTTGATTTAAAAGCTTCTACAGAAATATTTCCTAAACAGACTCAGCTAGGAATGGGGTCTGATGGTAAATTTATCAATGGTAATTTTATTAACTTACCTTACTATAACCGTAATGAAAGAGTGGGTCTAAATTTAGATGGCACAGAGTTTACTTTCGAACAATTTATAAAAGTCGTCGAGGCTAACAGAAAAACAAAAGAAGAACTAGAAGAATTTGCAACAGAGTTAATGAGATTAGAGTTGACAGGAGGTGCCGATGAGTTTGCAGATGGACCCGTTTGTTTGCAAAGACTCTCTAAATCTAAGTTAGATGATTACAGAGATAGATTTATTTATAATTACATGGTGTTTGCTAAAAAGAAATACCCGGATAATTGGGAACAAAAACTTTTAGAAGGCGCTAGAAATTATATTGTTTACGATAATATTTGGGGTGATGAGAAAGTAAAACAAAAAATTAAAGCTTATAAAAAAGACACGGCAGGCCATACTTGTTCAGAAGAACCTATTGTTAGTATGTGTGTTAAATCAGAATGTTTAAAAAGAAAGTTTGGAGTAGCTTCAGATAAAGTTAAAAAGTTTCCCGCACTTTCTGCATTAATAAAAATAGATTATTCACCAGAACCAGAGTTCAGATTTACTGTTCATTATAATGACAAGATTGAAGGAGAAGCTTCTCAACAAATAATCGCTAGAGATATAAATTACATCATGGACCAAGAAAAACTAAGAAGGTTAATTGGAGCCCATACACCTATTCCACCACCACGGATCAAGGGAGATGATATGCAAAATATTCTAGATGTTCTTTGGCAAGGTATGAAAACAGAAAAAGCTCCTCCAGGGACATCTCCAAAAGAAATTTTACATAAACATTTAGAAGATCATATCTATGGTGTGCCAGCAGTGAGTGATGCTTCTTTTAGAAGTGGTAGTACTTTAATTGATGACGGCTACGCTTATTTTGTATTTGATCCTTTTTATAATTATTTAAAAAATAAAGAATGGAAATCTAAGATAGATAGAACAGGTCAGATGATGATTGACTTCTTTGATGCTAAGTTAAGAGATCTAAAAAGATATCCTAAAAAGGAAACAGAAAAAAAATCACACAATCCTGTTAGATGTGTGAAGATAGCATTGTCTCATTTCCCAAGAGAAGAAAATAAAGTTGAATTAGTACCTATGAAAAAAAGAGAAGATATATTGTAGTGCCTAAAGTTACTAAAATATATGGTCCACCTGGTACAGGTAAGACAGAAAAACTTATTAGAAGAGCCATGGCTTACATTCGAATTGGTACTCCTATTAACAACATAGGTTATTTTGCATTTACTCGTAAGGCTGCTCATGAAGCAAGAGATAGAATGCTTTTAAAAAATCCACAGTATAAGAAAAAAGAATTAAAGTATTTTCAAACTTTGCATTCTCTAGCTTTTCATACATTAGGTCTAAGAGAAGAAAATGTTATGCAAGACTATCATTACAATGATCTTGGAAAAATTTTAAGTATTAGAGTCAATGCTAAAAAAGATGCGGATGCTTCTCCATATTTGAGTTGTGATAACGAATACTTTCAAATCATTTTAAAAGCTAAAGAAAAAGGAATTTCAGTGTGGGACGAATACTGTACAGGCGAACATTCTTCTAGTGTGAAACCAGACTTACTCAAGCATATCGAAGTAAATTACAATCAATACAAAACTAATAATAATTTAATTGATTTTGCAGACATGATTAAAAAATTTTTATCCAAACCAGAGTTATGTCCAAGTTTTAATACAGTCTTCATAGATGAAGCTCAGGATCTTTCTCCTATTCAATGGCAGATGTATGACATGTTAAAAAATAATTCTGAAAATGTTTACTTAGCGGGTGATGATGACCAGGCAATCTATGGATGGGCGGGTGCAGATGTAGATCGATTTATAAAAGAACCTGCAGAGGAAAAAGTATTGTCAAAATCTAGACGTATACCCATAGCAGTACAAGAAATATCTGAAGTCATCACAGAAAGAATCCAGGGATTAAGAGCAACTAAGAATTATTTACCTAGAAATGAACAGGGATTATGTAGTAAAATCAATAGTTTAGAGAACATTGACCTGCATAATGGTAAGTGGTTGATCTTAACTAGAACCATCTCTAGAGCAAAAGAGGTATGTGATTTATTAAAAGTTAAAGGTCTGTATCACGAAAACAAAAATAGAAAAAGTTATGACACTAAATTATATAAAGCTATTATTAACCACAGCAAATGGTTGAATGGCGACGATATCTCCGATGCGGCCTTACAAGACATCAAAGAGTATATGGGAGAAAGAGAATTAAAAAAAGATTTAAAATGGTATGAATGTTTTGACACCGCTTCTGCAGATGAGAAAATATATATTAGATTAATGTTGTCTAATGAGGAAAAATTAAGTGACGAAGCTAGGATTAAAGTATCTACTATTCACGCAGCCAAAGGTGGTGAATGTGAAAACGTAGTATTAGTATTAGATAATGCTAAGAAAATAAGAGAAGCTACAGCCCATAGTATAATAAAGCGTGACGAAGAGCACAGAGTATGGTATGTAGGGTGTACGAGAGCAAAAAGAAATTTATATTTAATGAGAGCAAAAATAGAAAGGAAGGGTTACCAGTTATGACGCATAAAGATATATTCACCGATACATTTCCACAAGATAAACAGATAGGTGGATCCCACTATAAAAAATTTTTAATTCAACCTTATGAATTTATTTCAAAGAATGCTTTGTCATTCTTCCAGGGCAACGTAATTAAATATGTTTGTCGTTATAAAAACAAAGCAGGAATACAGGACCTTGAAAAAATAATTCATTACTGTGAGTTAGAAATAAAAACAATGAAAGATATAGGTAAGAAATGAATACATATACTGATATTTTTGGTTTGTTAATTATAACAATATTTATGTTTGGATTAATATAATGAATCCTTTTTTACAAATAAGATTAAAGTTAGAAGCTGCTCGTAAAAAAATAGATAAAATATATAGAGAGAACCAGGTTATGAAAAGAAGATTACTTAAATATGAAAAACCAGGTATGCTTTACTACAACAACAAGAAAGGTTTAAATGAAAGTACCTCTATTTGAAGCACAGACAGAATGGATTGAACCCGAGTCTTATCCTGATCTAAGAGCATACGATGAAATTGCTATTGACTTAGAAACAAGAGATCCAGATTTAAAATCTAAAGGTAGTGGTGCAATCATCGGTAATGGAGAAGTTGTAGGAATCGCTGTAGCTGTAGCAGGTAAGAAGTTTTATTTTCCTATTGCTCACGCATCTGGGCCAAACATGGATCGTAAGAAAACCTTAAAATGGTTTCAAGATGTTTTAAATACACCCGCATTAAAAATATTTCACAATGCCATGTATGATGTTAGTTGGATTAGAGCTATGGGTCTAAAGATTCAGGGACAAATTGTAGACACTATGATTGCAGCCAGTTTAATTAATGAGAATAGATTCAGATTTGATTTAAATAGTTT